ACGGTTCCCGTTCGTATGGGTCGTAGTCGCTGCCGCGCTTCGTGATGCGGTCGCGCACCTCGCGCGGAAGCTGCTTGCTGACGGCGAACGAGAACGTGAGCGCGAGCGCGTCGGCGATGTCTGGCGAGCCGCCGCCTTGCAGGCGCTTCTTGATCTCGTCCTTCGACTCGAGGACGCGGCGTCCGACCGTGTCGTAGGAGTAGGTCGGCGTCGACAGCTCGACCTTCAGCGTCGACTCGTCGGGGATCGATCCGCCGGCCTCGAGCCACTCCTTGACAGCCCACCACATCTCGGTGCGCTTGTTGACGAACAGGTTCGGGTAGGTCGCCTTGCCGCCGAACGCGACCTCGGTGACGTCGTACCCGAGCTGCCGCAGTCGGTCGATCACGCCGGCACCAGCGCCTGCGTCGATGAACACCGCGTCGGGGTCGCGATCCTCGATGACGTTGGCGACCAGGCTCGCGAGGCTCATGTTGTCAATGCCGTGCCGGATGATCGGCTCCTCGGCGCGCAGCCCCTGCCGCAGCATGATGACGCTGCGGTCGTCGCCGAACCGGGCGGGGTCGACGCCGATCACCAGCGGGGAGTCGATGACGTCTCCGTCCGGGTACTCGCGCTCGGAGGCGGCCTCGGCGTCGGCGAGCGAGATGAGCTGGTCGTCGCCTGCCGCGCTGAAGTCGCACAGGAACTCGCGAGCGAACGCCTCCGGTGACATGTCGCGCTTCAGGCGAGCGACCTCGTCTGGGTCGAGCGCGTCGGTGTCGTTGACGGTGTACCGTTTCGCCACCCAATCCTCGAGGTTCCCGGCCTTGTAGTACAGCTCGGCGAACAGGTTCATTCCGGCGGGTGTGCCGATGAACAGCGCCCATCCCTTGCGGTCGGCGAGCGCCGGCTGCACGATCTCCGTCCATACCTCGGGCTTGATCTGGGCGACCTCGTCAATGACCGCACCGTCGAGGCGGATGCCGCGCAGGGCGTCGGGGTTGTCGCCACCGAACAGGCGGATCATCGCGCCGTTGTGCTTGAACGTCACGGCGAGATCAACCTCGTTGACATCGACCGCCCCGGTCGCGCGCAGGGGGCCGAGCTTGTCCTTCAGTCGCGCCCACGCGATGGCCTTCGCCTGCTTCAGGAACGGCGCGACGTACACGAAGAACCCCAGTTCCCGGCTGCACTTGACAGCGCGGTTGATGAGTTCCATGATCGCCAGCTCGGTCTTGCCGGCGCGGCGGTGCAGCACCAGGACGGTGAACCGCCGCTTCAGGAGGTGGCACTCGCGCTGCCACGCTCGAGGCGCATACGTGAGTTCAATGTCCGTCTTCGGCATCGGGGACGTTGGTCTTCAGGACGATGCTGACGCCGCCGGCGTGGTCGACGCCGACCCGGTCGCCGTACTTGCGCGGGTTCCACTTCGCGAGCAGCTTCAGGCGCGTCTCGATCTGGAGCTTGCGCCATTGCACCTCGACGGCATCGCGTGGCGGGGTGTCCGACAGCACCTGGCATTGCTCGGCCAGCGCGTCGTGTCCATCCTCGCGCGCGCGCGCGATGCGTGCGGACGTTTCCTCATCCTCCTCGAGCCACTCGTAAATCGTTCGCCACGGTGGGTTTCCGGCGATCCTGCACCATTCTCGCAGGGGCTTGCCTTCCCCGATCCACGCGACCAGTTCGTCAAGAAGTCGCGTTCGGTCTTCCCTGCTCCACGCGCTTCCATGCTTTGGGGGTTGCTGCCCTGCGCTGGTAGCGGCAGATTTTCTTGACGGTTTCAACGTGGAGTCCGAACTGCCTTGCGAGGCGTCGGTAGCCGATGCCGTGGTCTTCGTGGAGTTCGCGGATGGCGTTGACGGTTTCGTCCGTGATCGTGGCATTGTGGTGTCCCTCCCCGATTCGTCTGCCGTTCTCGTTCACGGCGACCATCTTGGTTTGCCCAGCAGGGGGGCTAGAAGGCATCAGGATCGCTTCCGTGCCTTCCGGCGGGTGTCGGCACGGTTGAACTCTCGGGCGACCTTCTGGGAGATTCCCGCGCGCTTGGCGAAGGCGCTGCTGTGGGCGGCCGCTGCCATGAATCGACGTTGCTTTGTTGACTTGCTTGGCAATGGGTTAGCTCCTGCGCTGGAGGACGAGGTCGAATCCGGCGGCGTTGGCGATTGTCAACACCGAGTCGAACGCCGGCTTTCGGCGACCGATGACGGTGCCGGGAGAACCGAGCAGGCATCGGACGGTGTGTGCGCGGAGTAGGCCGGCGGCCTCGAGCTGACGGGCGAGTCCGCTGCGGGTCATGCCCTGGGAGGCGACCTCCTCGGTCACCGCCGTCTTGAAATCGTCATACGAACGGATATGCATATGCGGGAGCATATCAATCGGGGTCGACGAGCTGCCCGAAATCTTCGCTTGTTGCCGCCCATACCACGCGAGCGGTGCCTGGGCCGAGGAAGTTCTGCTCGATGTTGTCCGTCACGAACGCACGTGCGTCGGGCATTGACATGTTCTCGTCGTCTCGCAGACGGGCGGCGATCATGTCCCCGCTGTAGACGGCGACCGGGACGCCATGCTCGTCGTTTGGGAGCGGGAACAACTTGCCGAGCAGGCAGTCGTCGAGGCCGGCGAGGAGAATGGATGCCGGCTGCTTTCGTCGACGCTTGCCCATGCACCGCAGTTTACCGAGGGGTGGGCCATCTCTCGGGATTTCTGCGGCAGTAGTCGACGGCGACCGCAAGGACGCGGCGCGACTCGCCCACGGGCATGCGCTGGCGCACGGCGTCGATCTCCGCAGGCGTCGCGGTGGCGAGGACTTCTTCTGCCCACGCCTCCCAGTCGGCGACCTCGGCGTCGGTCAGCGGCTGCACGTAGGCGGCATCGCGCCGGGTTCGCTCGGTGTCGTGCGTCGACGTCGACGCGCCGACGAGCGGGGCGGTGAGCTTGCAGTACGCGCGGTTGATCGCCGACACGGACGGCTCTCGGCGCGACTGCATGGCGTTGTCCTCGATGCACTTTCGCAGGGTGTCCTGGTGCAGCAGTCCCCATCGGTCGTTCAGGAGTCGGGCCTGCTCGTCGGTCGGTCGCCACTTCGGCCACAGGGATGCCATGAGTCGCTTGTTGGTCGGCCAGGTGATTTCGTCGGTCATCGGTGTTCCCTTCGCTCGGTTCGTCAGAACGGAATCCAGTTCGGATCGGCTGCTGCCTTGTCAAGATCCCTGCGCCGCAGGCGCTGCCCCCCCTTTGAAGGGGGGGCTTTAGGGGGGATTGGTATCTGACTATGACTGTGACTAGCATTGCTCGCGCTTTGCTCGCGCATATGCGGTCGCATTGCGGTCGCATCTGTCTCCGCATCTGCGGGAGCATCTGCTCCGGCATTGCTCGCGCTTTGCGCGCGCTTCTGCCACGACGCTGCCGCCGCGCGTTTCGCGTTGTCGGAGCGGGACTTACAGATTCCACGGCATTCCTCAAGCCGCGCGTTCACCATTCGGTCGCTGTCAACGAGCGCAAACTTCGCTCGCACGGCGTCCCAGTCTGCGTCCTGCATCTGCTCTGCGCCCGCTATGCGCGCGCATTGCTCGCGCATTGCGGGTGCATGCCCGTTCGCCCATTGGTAGGCCAGCAGCGAGATGTAGATCCCGCGCTGGGTTGCGTTCATCCCGATCACCGACAGCGTCCAATCGGCTGCGTAGAAGGGGAACCACGGATAGTTCGTTGCCATGCGATACCTCGAAACGACCGGGGTGGGGCAGGGAGCGGGTGCAGCGCACCTACCCCACCGCCGGCCTTTGGGATGTTGAGCAGTTGCACCCGCTCTGCGATCAGTATACCATCTCGTTCGGCGCGTTGGCGAGATGCCCAGGATTGTTTCCTGTTCGCCGCGCGCCGCTACGGGTAGCCACGGACGGCTCCCACCTTTGCCCCCGGATGCGCGCCCTGCTGGCTTCGTGCCGCAGGGCGCGTTTCGTCGCGGATCAAACATGCACGACACCGAGGACAAACGCTGGTGGTGCAAGCACGGGCAGCAGATCGAGGTCGCGTTCGTTGACAACTGCGCGAGGATCGGGCTTCGCGCGCGAATCAACCCGGACAAGGCCACGAACGTCTACGCGCCCGACCTCATCGTCAACGACTGCCTCGCTGACCTGAAGGCGCAGACGACGCCGTTCTTCTCCGCTCGCAAGTACGGCATGAATCCACGATTCACCGTGACGTTCAACCGCAAGGACTACGAGCGATACCGCGAGCTGTACCCAGACCTCGTCGTGTACTTCTGGATCAACTGGCAAATGCTGTCGTGGCGTGATGTTCATGTCAAGCCGCTGTCGGCCGTCTTTCGCTCGCCGTTCGGCCGTCTTGCCAGCATGGTGACGAGCGGCGCGGTCGAACACCGCTACCGCCGGCGCGAGGATGACCGATCCGGAAACGCCCGAAGTTCGTTCCTCATCGACGCCCGGTCGCTTGAGTTCATCGCCCCGCTACATTTGTGAGGATCTGTAGCACTTTCGCTCCATGCGGCGAGGTTGCATCACGCATGCAACACGGTGCAACATGGGACACAGCGGCGCTTCGCGCCGCCTGTCCCCGGCGAAAGGTTGTTGCTACCCCAACGGGTGATCGTCGCGCCGGCGTACCTCGCGGCCTTCAGGGCGCGCCCGTGCGGGTGGTTGGCGTCGACTGCCGCAGACCCGCGTCCTCGCGAGCGTAGTATACGCGCACGATGCCACGCCACGCTTCTCTCCCGTATCACCTGTACGTCAACGTCTGCAACTCGGCGCTCGGGCCGAACATGCCGAAGGGAACGACGCGCGGCATCTGGCACGCGGCGTACTGCCGGCCGGGACAGGCAATGCTCGCGCACGTGCTGCTCGAGAGCGGCGCGAACTGGTGCGGCGTGCCGCTGCATCTGATGTCCACCTTGATGACGTTTGGCAACGGCATCGACTCGCTCCAGCCCTGGGGCGGCATGGGCGAACACCTTGAGGTCGTGCATCTGACCTACCTCGAGGGGCTGCTGTGCATGGGCGTGAACCGCAACGACGGATTCACCGGCCGGCACACCGGGCTGACGTTCGACTGGTCGGACGGGTTCAGCCGCTACCCGCAGGAACACAAGCCGCTGAACCTCATCGAGCGCGGCGACGGGCAGTTCATGCTGCTCCCGAACAACCACGTGCAGTACCTCGACAGGCACTTCACGAAGTTCTCGAAGGGTTCCGAGGACTTCAGGCACTACCGCCGTGGTGAAGAGGTCTACTGGCTCGACTGACGCCTGTAGCCCAGGCGATACAGAAGCCGGCTGACGTCGTTCGCGGTCTTCGTCACCGCGTCCTCGTCAAGCTCCGGGCGCGAGGCGTGCAGGGCTTCGTGGACAATCGTGTCGAGCATGTCCTCGGCCGATTGCCCGAGCCGCACGCGGATGATGCGCGACTCCAGGTTCATGCCGAAATCGACCTCGCCGTCGTTGCGAAGGTTCGGCACGAACCGCAGCTCCCAGTACCTGCCGCCGAGTCGGACGCGCATGGTCGGCTCACTTGAAGCCGCGACGCATGGCCGCGAACGCGGCGGGACTGACGGTGGACTTGGACTTCGACCTGCTGGTGCCGGCCTTGCGTCGTGCGTTGATGTTCGCGTACAGGCCGCGCTTTGCTGCTTTCTTCGCCATGATGGTCATCCTCTCGAGGTCTTGCCGCTGCACTTCCACTTCGCGCGGGACAGTCGCAGCGGACTGTTCGGGTTCTTCGCCGCAGCCGGGTGAGCCTTCATCTGCGCGAAGCTGCGCGCGCAGTAGGCGTCGCCCTTCGCGGTTCCGGGCTTGATGCGGTCGCCGCCGCCCTTCGCCTTGCCGGCCTGTCCGTAGGAAACCTTGCGCGTGCGTCCCGTCTCCGGGTTCCGCACGACCTTGACGAATCGCTTGCCCTTTGCTGGCGTCGGCATGTCTGTCCTTCTGAAACGGCTAGTGTGCGTCCATGATGTCCCACGCGATGCGCGGGTGACCTCGAGAGCGACCGCCGTGCTGGTCGTTCTCCGTCTCCCATCGTATGAACAACCGAATCCATTTTGCGCGCAGGCTCGTCGGCCCCGGCCCCTTCTCGACGATCCACCCGCCCGAGCCGTCGCCCCAATCCTGCTTGTAGGTGCCGCAGCGGACGAAGTCGCAATGGCGGTTTCGGATCTCGTACACGCCGTTGCGCGTCTCGAGGTACTCGCGAGCGACGCCGACGATGTTGGAGTGATGGTTGTGGCCGACCGCGATGCAGTCGACGCCCTCGAGCCACGACATCATTCGCCGGCTGTCAAGGACGCCCATCGACATCGGTGCGCCGCCGCCAGAACCGTGGTGGTATCGCATCGTCCAGGTGAGCTTGCAGTTGTTGACGCTGACGCGCAGCTTGAACCAGCCGCCGTAACCGCCGGCACCGATCTGCGAGAGCGGGTTGCGCGACTTGATGGCGCGGACGAGGTGGGTAGTTGGGCAGACCTCATGGTGCTTGAGCCAGGCCGTTTCGTGATTGCCGGCGCCCATGAACGCCCAGTTCTGCGCGTAGGGCGCATAGCGTTCGCTGACCTCGTCGATAACGGCGTCGAAGTACGCGGCGGCGGCGTGCGAACTGCGGAGCTGCGACTTGCATTGCCGCCTATCGGCGGAACCCTGCATAAGATCGAGGCAATCTCCAAGATCGCAGATGATCGCGCCGCGCTCAACGGCCTCGCGCAGGTGCTTCTCCTCGAGGTCGCGGTCGCACTTCTTGTTGTCGGTGTGCGCGTCCGAGCGCAGGAGAATCCATTGCTCCCACGACCGGAAGTTGTCGCCGACGCAGTCGACGATGTGGATGTTCTTCCCGTGGTGGGTGACCGTCCACGATGGCGCGGCGACCGTGCCGGCATTCGGCTTCGCGCGGCGCACGGGCTTGCTGGTCTTGCCCACCGCCTGACCCTACCACGGGTTACGGCGTATCCGAGATTCGGAAAATAATCTTCAAGATTCTTGAAGGTCTGCGTCTTGACAGCCGATATACGACTGCATAACTTGCCCCTGTCAATGAACGGCACGTTGCCAGACATTGACGGACAGCAGAGGAGACAGCCATGCAGGTGATGACCGTCAACCGTGGACTCGAGAACCCCGTGATCCGCAACCGACACCGCGACGTCCTGCTCACCGCCGCCGAGCAGCTTGCCACGCCGTCCGCGAGCCGCCTGGTTCGCGCGCATCAGGCGTTCAACCATGCCGACTACGACAACACGCCGGCGTTCGACGCCGTCGTCGAGGAACTCGCGCAGGCCGAGGACGCTTTCCTCGCGCTGCACGGCGGAACGGAGGTGCGCCTGTGAAGAGCGACACCGCCGTCACCATCGACCGCATCTTCGAGATGGTCACCGTCCTGCACGCCAAGCCGCTCACGCGCGCCGACCTCGCTCGTCGCTGGAACATCACGCCGAGGCAGGTGTCGAACATCGTTCTCCGCGCCCGTGATTGGTGCAACGTGCAGATCGAACACGAACCCGGCATCGGGTACCGCGTCGTGAACCCCGGCATCCTCAACCCGAGGGCGGTGCGCCGATGAACCTGTTCGACGCAGCAGAATCGGAACGCCGCAAGGACGCCGGCATGGCGCTCGCCGCCGACAACCGCGAGGCGATCCTCGAGGTCGCACGCGAGCGCGCGCGGTTCGTCGCCCGTGAGCGTGGCGAGGTGTCAATGGACGACGTCGCGGCCGCACTCGTCGTGAACGGGTACGACCCGGCAGAACTTGGCAATGCCGCCGGCAGCGTGTTCCGTGGCCGCGAATGGGTGTGGACGGGGCGATTCGTCAAAAGTTCGCGCGTCGCCAGCCACTCAAACCTTCTCCGAGTCTGGAGGCTCGCATGAGCGACCGCATCATCAACATCGAGCAGACGCTCGACGTCTTCAGTTCCGATGTCGGCAACGACATCGCCGACTACGTCGCATCCAACGACATCACGCTCACCGTGTCGGCGCGTTGGATCGAGGAGGAGTACGAGCTGCACTCGACCTGGGGCAGCCTCACGAAGCTGCGCCGCTACCGCCTGTCGGACTGGACGATCCTGTCCGTGAACCTGAACGGCGTGCCGCTCACCAACGAGAACATGCCGAGCGCGTTCCCGATGCAGGCGGTGATCCAGGCGATGGACGGCAAGCCCGTCCGCGAGCAGCTTGAGTCGCTCGGGCCGAAGGCGAGGCGCAAGTGAGATACCTGTCCGTGTGTAGCGGCATCGAAGCCGCGAGCGTTGCGTGGCATCACCTCGGCTGGACGCCAGTTGGCTTCAGCGAGATTGAGCCGTTCCCGGCGGCGGTGTTGGCACACCGCTTTCCCAACGTCCCGAACTTCGGAGACATGACCAAGTATGAGCAATGGCCCCTTCAACCCGGATCAATTGATGTTCTCGTGGGCGGAACGCCATGTCAGTCATATTCAGTTGCGGGGCTTCGGCACGGACTCGCAGATCCCAGAGGGAGCCTCATGCTCACCTACCTGGCAATCGCTGCTCGGCTCCGACCTCGATGGATTGTCTGGGAAAATGTCCCCGGTGTTCTGTCCTCGAACGGAGGACGGGACTTTGGCACCTTCCTCGGGGCGCTGGGCGAACTCGGGTATGGGTTCGCCTACCGAGTGCTGGACGCTCAATACGTGCGAGTGGGGGGATGGCCCCGAGCCGTCCCGCAGCGCAGGCGGCGAGTGTTCGTCGTCGGTCGCCTCCTTGAGCGAGGTACTGGAGACGGGGCCGCTGCCGCCGAGGTTCTCGCTCTCCGCGAAGGCTTGCAGCGGCATCTTGAGGCGAGCGGAAAGGCGCGGAAAGGCGCTGCCTCCGATGCTGAAGGCGGCGCTCGAGGCGGTTGCTGGTGGGACGGAAGCGACTGCGCCGGGACGCTGACGAAGCAGAACGCAGGCGGCGGCCAGCGGATGCCGGACAAGGACAATCTCGGAGCGGTGTTGCAGCCGACCGTTTATCGCTGGCAGAACGACGCGCTTGGCTTGCAGCAGGACGATGCCGTGGCAGCTCTTCGCGCATCGGCAGGAAGCTCCGGGTTCCATGAGATGAACCACCCGGTGATCGCGCAGCCCGTGGCGCACGCCATGACCGTGCGCCGACTCTCGGCTAGAGAATGCGAAAGACTCCAGGGATTTCCTGATGATTGGACGCTGATCCCCTGGCGCAAGAAGCCTGCCGAGGAATGCCCGGACGGGCCGCGATACAAGGCGCTCGGCAACAGCATGGCCTGCAACTGCATGGCATGGATCGGCGAGCGCATCGCCGCATACGAACAACGGGGTCGCGTTGACCCCACCCCCGCCGGAACAGCCGGAATTGCGCCGGCGGGGGACTTGAACCACGAAGGAGATCGTCATGGATGACACGACCAGCGGACAGGGATTTCTCGCCATCAAGCTGCGACCGGATGAGGGTTGCGTCCTTACAAATGCAGATGGCCGGCGCATCGCCGTTCTCTCTTTGAACGCGAAAGAACATCGGCATGTACGCATCATTGTTCGCGCAGATCAAGACATCCGCGTCTCGCGGGAGAGGAGCGACCTCCGTGATGGCCCCCGCTGACCAGACGTACTGGTACGAGACGGTCATCAACGAGCGGAACCTGCGGCTGTCCCAGCTGCGCGGACGGCTCCGCTCGATGCGCGTCCATGTCCCGAACCTCAAGCGCCTTGCCTCCTCGCTGGAGGAGGGGACGGAGATCGACCGCCGGCTCGCGGTCAGGATCGTCAACGACACCATCAGAGCCATCGAAAGGGAAGTTGAGTGACCAAGATCAAGCAGGAGACGGTCGACGCCATCCGCGCGGAGTTCGCGGCAGGCGCGACCCAGGCGGCCATCGCCCGTAAATACAACGTGTCACCGGCGGCGGTGTGCCGCATCGTCAACGGCTCGCGCCACAAGAGCAAGGAGGCGGCGAATGCCGCGACGACGCAATGAGCGAAAGCCCCCTGTCACGCGCCTACAAGTTTGCCGCATCTGCGGCGAGGCTTTTGAGACTGTCGAGGAAGACCGCGACCGATGCCACGATTGCCGGCCAAACAGGCACGGAGTCGGGCATGAGCCGCCGAAGCAGAGCCGAGAGGACGAGGACGCTTGAGGCGTCGGCGACCGACTGGTCGTGCATGCCTGCGGTGATGGCGATGCTCGCGGAGTGGGATCGCCGGATGGAGGATCGCGGCATCCACGACAACTGCCGGTGCGAGAGCCTGAAGCTGCACATGTACGTCGACGGCAGCGGCGAGATCACGGGAACCTACACGAAGGTTCGCCAGGACATGAGCGAGGAGGAGCATCTGATCGCCATGCTGCATGGCGAGGATCACGTGCTGCTGGAGTTCGACTCGCTCGCGGAGCTACACGGCGCGCTGGTGGCGCAGGTGATGACGGTCGGAGGCAAGCGATGAACGACCTTGCCACGCGGCTTCGACGTCTCGCCGATACCCGCCGGCGCGGTCACTCCGTGCATCCTGACGTACTGCGCGAGGCCGCAAACGCCATTGACAACCTCACCGCCGAGCGCGACGAGGCGAGGCGAGAGGTTTCGTTCCTGCGGCCAAGCGTTTGTCTAGGAGCGCAGACCGCACACGAATACGCAGCATTGCGGGGCTGGGATTGCTTCAAGGAGGACGGCAAGTGAGCGAAAATACCGTCGTGATTTGGCGCGACAACCGATGGGTCGAGTCTGGCCTTGACATCATGCCACGGCATTCGCACGGCAAGCCAGAGGCATGCGACCGATGCAACGCCGAACTGCATCGCGCACTCTCGCAACTGCGGCCGATGCGCCGCAGGAAGGATGGGGATGAGCGACCTCGTTGACAGGCTGCGACGCCTTGCCGAAACACGCCGGCGCAGTCACTCCGTGGCTCCCGAGGTACTTCAGGAGGCGGCCGACGAGATCGTCGCGCTCCGCGCCGAGGTGCGCCGGCTCGTCGAGGCAGAATGCGAGACGGCCAACATGGACGGACAGGTAGAGTCACTCCGTGCGCGCGTCCGCGAGCTGACCGAGCGTAACGCGCGCCTTCAGTCCAAGATCCAGGAAACCGAGGTGCGCGAGATATGACCGACCCAGGCGACGAACACAATGACGAGAACCTCGTCACCCATCTGCGGAGCCTGAAGCTCGACGCGGCAGACGAGGCCGTGCGCGAGATCATGCGACTGCAATCGCTGAACGCATGGACGACCAAGCTCCTCGAGCAGCAGAGCGAGAGGTGCGCCGTGCTGTCAAGGGAGGTCGGACGGCTGCGAGCGATGATGCCGTCGCACATCGAGCGCATCCTGTACGAAGGGAGCGGCTGACATGAAACCGGGGCGAGGGGAGTACGAGGAGGACATCGTCGACCGGGTGCGCGCCAGCGCGACCGCCGACCCGCTGACAATCGAGCTGATGCAGGAGGTCGTGTACCTGCGGTCGGAGATCGCGAAGCTGATGCGAGACATCAACAATGCCGCGCTGCGTGCGGCGAACCATCGGAGGCGAGATGATTGAGTTCGTCGTACCGGGCGCGGCCGCGCCCCAGGGCAGCAAGCGACCGATGCGGCTACGCAGCGGACGCACCGTGCTGATCGAGTCGAGCAAGCGCCTGAAGCCGTGGCGCGCGGTGTTCGCGCTGGCGGCGAGTGAGGCGTGGACAAAGCCGCCCCATGCCGGCGTGGTCGCCCTCGAGCTGACGTTCAGGTTCGTGCGTCCGCGCTCGCACTTCACGGCGAAGGGTGCGCTCCGTGCCGGCGCGCCGCTCGCGCCGCCGAGGCCGGATCTCGACAAGCTGATCCGTGGCGCGTGCGACTCGATGACCGGGGTCGTGTACGTCGACGACTCGCAGGTCGGCTGCATCTGGGCGGCGAAGGAGTACGGAACCCGCGACGAAACGCTCGTTTCCGTGGTCACCTGAATATGCAACGATCCTTGCATAGTCCGGGGTTGACACGCTGCTACGGCGGCGTATACTGATGCTGTCGGAGGCACGTTGCCGACGACCGGGCGCGGCGTTCCGCGCAGACGAGAGGAGATTGACATGGAACTTGCACGAATTGGTCAGACGCAGCTCGACCCCATGACGGTGGGTCAGGTGTTCAAGGCGTCGGGGATGTTCCCCGATGTTCAGTCCGAGGCGGCGGCATGCACGAAGATCATCATCGGTCGCGGCCTCGGCCTGTCCGACTACGACGCGATGACCGGGCTGCACATCATCAAGGGCAAGGCCGTGCTAGCGGCGAACCTGATGGCGGCCGCCATCAAGCGAGCCGGGAAGTACGACTACCGTGCCACGTGCAGCGACACCGAGTGCAGCATCGTCTTCTTCGGTCGCACGATGGACGGCAAGTGGGAGGAGATCGGCACGACCGAGTTCACGATGGACGACGCGCGACGGGCGCAGCTGGGCGGCGACAACTGGCGCAAGTGGCCGAAGGCGATGCTGTTCGCCCGTTGCATCTCCAGCGGCTACAAGCAGCATTGCCCCGACGCCCTCGGCGCTGCCCCTGTTTACGTCGAGGCGCACGGCGAGACGGAGATCGTTGAGGATGCTCCGCGCAGCCGCCCCGCCGCGCTCCCGGCTCCCGAGGTCGTGGAGGCCACCACGATGCCCCAGGACGCGCCCGTCGCCGAGGACGCCCCGAAGCCCACCCGCAAGCGCAAGGCCGCGCAGAGCGCCCCTGCGGCCGCCCCCGAGGCTCCCGCCGCGCCGGCGGTCGCCGACAACTACCCCGACGAGTACGAGGGGAAGTTCACGGTTCAGCGTGTCGTGCGCCGTCCCGGCCGACCCATCGCCATCCAGGCCGCCGGCGAACACGGCACCGCGTGGATCGCGACCTCGGTCGCGGAGTACGGCGACCTGGCCGAGGCGAACATCGGCAGCGAGGTCACCCTCGAGATCGCGCGCATCGGGACGAGCCTGTCCATCATGCGCGTCCTCGGCCCGGTCAAGCCGCTCGAGGTTGACCCGGCAGACGTGCCGTTTTGAGATCACCAACGAGAGGAGATACCCATGAGCCTGTACGCAATTACGTCCGAACTGGAAACCGTCCTCGACGCCATCCTCGAGGGTGGCGTCGACAGCCCCGAGGCGCAGGAGGCGCTGAACGAACACCTCGCGGGGCTGGACGCCGCGCTCGAGTCGAAGGCCGACGACTACGCGGCGCTGATCCGCAGCCTCGAGCTGCGGTCGGCCGCCCGTGTCGCCGAGGCGCGCCGCATCAAGGGACTCGCCGACGCCGACGATGCGCTCGCCGACCGCCTGAAGCAGCGCCTCAAGGAGGCGATGGAGGCGAGCGGGAAGACGAAGCTAGACACCGCGCGGTTCAAGCTGTCGGTCGCCGGCAACGGCGGCAAGGCGCCGCTCGAGGTCACCGCTGACGCGGCGAGCCTGCCGCCCGAGTTCCAGACGGTGTCGGTCACGTTCAACCGTGACGCGATCCGCACCGCGCTCGAGGGTGGCGCGGTGATCCCAGGATGCACGATCCTCCCGCGAGGGACGAGCCTGCGTATCCGCTGATACGATCCGCCTACCTCTTCTCCCCCCGCCGCGCGGTTGCAGGAAGCGACCAAACGGCGGGGGTTTTTCAATGGACAGGCGCGGCGAACCGGGGCGAACCCGCAGTCGGCCGCGCCTGCGCGAGAGGACGGGATGGCGTCACCTCTTGCTGAAGAGCTTGCCGAGGGAGCCGATGGGGACGACCTGCCCGAGGATGTAACCCGCGAGGAAAGTCAGACCCGCGAACCAGATGCTGCCGATGAACTCGCTCATGTCGTGCCTTTCTTGCGCCGGCTGACGGCGCGCTTGAATGCTGCGTCGAACTCCGCGTCCTGCGACCGCATGAACGCGACGTACTCACGATCCCCCTCCGGGGAATTGGGGTCGAGCATATCCGCCGCAAGCTCGGCCTGGGCGACCTTCTTGCGGGGCAACCAGCCGATGGCAATGCGGATGGCCGTGCCGACGCCGGACTGCCACAGCAGGAACGCGATGCCGACCACGGCGACCGCGATGCCCCACCACTTCAGCGTCGACAGCCACGCCGGCACGATGGCCTGCACGGACGGAATGTCGCCGTGGATCGCGCTGGCATGCTCGTCGATGCGGGTCGCGCCCTGCACGACGACCTGGTCGCCGATGGCGTTGCCGTGGTCGATGAGCGCTCCTGCCTCGTTGCGGATCGCGGTCGCGTTCGCGGAGATGCGCGCGACCGGGTTGCAGGCGGCGAGGAGTATGAAAAGCAGGATTAGGCCGCGACCCACGTTCCGGTTTCCTCGTCCCAGTCCCACGGGCCGCCGGGCGGCATGGGAATCGGCGCTTCCCAATTGCAAGTCTCCTCGTCCAGTACCCATGACGGATATGGCGACGGTGGAACAAATGCGTCCAGTTGGTTGTCGTAGGCGTAGCCGATTCCGGCAAAGTGCTTTCGCATTGCGCCATCGGGCCATGTCTGCACCCAGGTACCGCCGTAGGTGGTCTCCGCCCACGAAATGCCGTTCGCATCGGACACGACGATGACGGCTACCACGATACCGCTTTCGATTTTTGCTGCGTAGATCATGCCGTGAATGTCCCGCTCGTCGTGAGGATGTGCGTCGTGAATCCGCCGCTCGTTGTCGTGGACATCGTCCCCGTGTAGGCGGCTGTCGCGCTGGCAGAACCCGCATAGCGGATGATTACCGCGCCGTTCGCCCCGTTACCGCCGGTGCTTGTCGTGCTGCCGCTTCCGGTTCCGCCGCCGCCGCCGCCGCCGCTGCCAAAGGTCGATCCATTCGATCCATTCACGCCACCGCTGTTGCCGCCGCCTGCGCCGCCGACACCGGAGCCTCCGGCACCGCCGAGACCAACCGTTGCGCCGCCTCCACCACCGCCTGCATAATTCGTGCTGTTTCCCGAGTAGAGATATGCAGCACCGCCCGTTCCGGCACCGGCGTTGCCGATGACTCCTGCGCCTCCGTAACCGCCGCCGCCGCCGCCTCGGAGCGGGACTGCAACGGAACCTGCTGCGCCGCCGTTACTGCCCTGGCCGCTCGTTGCGGTTCCGGCTGTCTGTCCAGGGAATCCGCCTGCTCCGCCGCCGCTGCCGCCGTTTGCTCCGACGAGCGTCGAACCCGCACCGCGGCCACCGCCGCCGCCTCCCACAGCGGTGGCAAGCGACAGGCCCGAAATGCTGCTGTCGGTTCCGTTGCTGCCTGCCGCGTCACCAGTACCACCGGCGCCGCCGCTTCCGATTGTCACCGAGTATGTGGTCGATGGGGTAAGGGTAGAAGCAGCGGAATAGACCAAACCACCGGCACCGCCGCCGCCGCCGCCGTACTGGTTGTATCGCGTTCCGCCGCCGCCGCCGCCACCTGCAAAAATCACAACTTCAGCAGAATATGGGCCGCCTCCTAGGTTGTTGAGCAGCAGCAGCTGCTCGTCAACGCCACGGGCGAACGGACGATGGAATCGGCCGAGGAGGCTCCGCATCGCTGGCTCCGATCAAAGGAAGGCGTAGAAGCAGCCCATCGTCCCGGTCGACGACTCGAACTGAATCGTCACGTACTGGCATCCGATGGTGTCGATCACCACGCTCGCAGGCGGCGTGCCGGCGGCGGCGGCCGTACCGGGCGTGTAGATGTTCACGGTCGGGACGCCGGTTCCAACCACAATCTGGTGGAAGAAGTGCTGCGTGACGCTGTTGACGGACAGGCTCGGGATGCTGCCAGACGTCGCGTTGTACGAGCAGGCGCAGTCCGCGAGCAGCATCGGGACGTAGATCGGCGTGCCGCTCGTCTGGGTGTAGGTCGTCCAGCCGATCACGCGGAAGCCCGGGGTGGTTCCGTTGTTCACGCTAGCGAACGGGGTCAACCGGATCAGGCTCGGCTTGTCGCCGAGGTTGGTCGGGATCAGGAACGTCTGCGCGGTCGTCGACGGCAACGTAGCGGTCGGGACGGAGACGTCGTAGGTTCCGGTCAGGTTGCCGGTGGTCGGCATGCTCGTCGTGACCAGGAACGACGGCTTGTCGGTGGAGATGGTGATGTCGGTCGGCATGGTGTTCCTTAGGTGAATGCCTTGATGGCGTAGTGGGCGACGAGTCCGAGCAGGCCGCCGGCGGCGGCCGCGTACCCGATGAAATGGCTCTTCGACTGCTCGAGGTTGCGGATGCGGATGTCGTGATCCTTCAGTTCGTCGCCCTGCTTTCCCTGCATGGCGATCAAGGAGTCGAGCTTGCCCTCGAGCCGTCCGATGGCGAGGAAGAGTTCGTCGTGGTGGGGGGTGTTCATTGGTATGACTCAATTATGTTGAGGCCTTGACAAGTTCAATCTGAGCCTGAACGGCGGCAGTTCCCGATGCAACATACGCCGCGTTCGTTGAATACCGCATACCAATTCGATCTCCAGCCGAAAACTTCAAATACAAACCTTGATTATTTGTAGTTGCTTGATTCGCACTACTCAGAACAACGTTGTAAACAGTTTGATTGCTGCCGTTCTTGGTGAGAATTACTGTCATGGTTCCAGCGGTAATGGCGGAAGCATGTCTTGCCACATTCACCAAGGCATACATGGAAGATGGAACTACGTATTCGGTGAATCCTGCTGCGGCACCAATCATTGCAATATCAGTTTGCGAAGCAGTGACCGAAGTTGCCGTGAACGTAAATTGCATACGCGGATCGCCATACACAATCTGTGCTGCTGGCAATGCCGCTCCATTCAAAGTTGGAGTCCAGTAGTCCGCTGCTGTTGAATTGGTGATGTAGTTGCCTTCCACAAAATAATCAGTAGAAGACGCAGTTCCGCCCAACAACAGACCATAAGTTGCAGAAGCATTTACGGAGTTGTTGGTAATTCTCATCCTGGTGGCTACGGCACCAGTGCCAGCACCATCCGTTGTTGCTTCAATTCCTATAGAAGTTGATGATGCAACAGCGTTCCCGTCACACAAAATATCTTGTGCGTTGACAATTGAAATTCCCCGGTCGCACCCAATACAGGTGTTGTTGCGGATATTGATCGAAACAGGATTGTCTGATGGGCTGTTGGCATTTGCTCCATTGACCGAAATTCCATACGAACCAATCGTTCGTATCAAATTCCCAGTGATGTCAATGTATTTGCATTTCTGCGTGACGCTAATGCCGTGTGGTGATACAGCTCCTGCGACCGACCGGATAATGTTTCCGGTAATCACAATATCTTGAACTTCATTCTCCCCTGGGAATGCCCCAAGATTGATTGCTACGCTATCGCAATTTTCGATGACATTGCTCGACACAGTAATTTTCGATGACCCACTCGAAAGGTAGGCCGCATGCCGGCCCATGTCTGAAAAACTGTTGTTCGCAATTATTCCGTACACAGTATCGGTGTTGCACAAAATTCCGTAACCCTGCGTCCCGTCATTTCTGGTTTTGATTGTCGAAAAGTAAGACTCGCAGACCTTGACGTTGGAGCATGTTTCAAATTGCAATCCAATTACTGTTTGCCAAAATCTGCAATTTGACACAACAATATTTGCCCGACCAATTGCAACAACGGTTCGCTCGTTGATTCCGGCTGCTGGAATCAAAGTGTTCGTTCCACGAAACGACATATTGCTGATTTCAATATTGTCGCCAACAATCTCAACCATGATGTCTAGTTGCGACGCCATGAACAACTCAGATGAATTTCCATCTCCATACAAACGTGAATTTGCAGGAATGGAAAGTTTACTGGTCAGTTTGTATGAGCCAATTGGAACGTATACGGCAGAGGAACTTGCATTCAAGGCAGCCTGAATCGCCGCCGTGTCATCCACCACGCCATCGCCGACCGCGCCAAAGTCCTTCACGCTCACGACATCGCGGAGCTTGGACAGCACAGTCCTTCCGACCGACGAAGCGTCCGCGTTGCGAAATCCGACGAGTCCAGCCCCGGCAGTAATGATGCCAGTATCGGCAAGATCCGTCCGAAGCGCGGTGTCCGTTCCGCTCCCGGTGGACGTAATCGGGAGTCCGTTTGCATCGAATACCAGATACTTGTTCGCACGGAGTGCGGCCGTTTGCAGCTCCATGTTGAGGCTGCCGTCCGAAATCGGCCCCTTCAGGCTGCGGCCCACGTCCTCAGACATCTGCTGGATCTGGATCGTGGCCCGATCCAGCGAGTCGTTGATGACCTCCGGGTAGAAGCCGCCCTGGTTCGTCAGGTCGGTCGGCTGGAGGTTGGCAATGTCCGAGGTGATCGTGACCGTGCTGGTAGCGGACGCGGCGACCGTCAGGTTCACCGTACCGCCGGGATTCGAGTTCTGGTTCCCGTTTAGGGCGACCGTGTAGTCGGTGTTGAGGACAAGCGTGGATTCCACGCCTGTCGAGACATTGAGGCGCACCACGTCAAGATCGGACGCGGCAAATACCTTGAAAGCGAACGGAAGCGCGGTTCCGCTCAAGAACGGGCCGGCGATGCGGGTTGTGCTGCTGATCGTCATGCCCGTGTCTCCTCGATGCGCCCTGAAAGGCTAGGGAATTGGGTGCTGATTACGGTTCCCATCGTCACCGCTTCACGCCCGTCAACGGTGCGAGCGGATTCTCGACTTCGCCCTCCGCGAGAGCCTCGATGCCGTCGAGCGTGCGGTTGATCTGCGCCGAGGGAAGCCCGGTCGCGAGGCCGAGCATGTTGACGGCGCTCTTGCGGAATGCGCGGTCGAACTCGCCCTGCGACGCCTGCGTGGCGAACTTCATCGTCTCGCCGATACCGCGCAGACCTGCCGGCCCCTCGTACCCTCGAGCGCCCGTCTCCTTGCCGGTCACCACGTTGGCGACGTTCTGGAACTCGCGCACAACGACCATCGTTCCCATCAGGAACGCCAGCTCCTCGGCGATGAGATCCTGGGCGATCTTCTCGAGGTCGGGTTCCTCGTCGTCGACGTCCGGAGTGAGCGCGTTCTTCAGCGCGTAGTTCAGGACGACCGGGACGACGAACAGCATCAGGTAGTCCGACGCCAGCCGGCCTTTGCTGCGGGGCGTCATCGTTGACACCGCGCCCATGTTGTAGACGGTGTTCATGTACGAGTAGAACACCGTGAACAGCTTGGACACCGGGCCGCCGCGCTCGGCCGCCGAGAGATCCTTCAGCATGCCGCCGCCCTGCGAGTCGATCACCGCCTGGTCGGCGAGGGCGACTGCCGTGTCCTCGTCCTTCCCGGCCTCGAGCGCCTTCTCGTATGCACCGACCCAGGTCGGAACGTCGACCATGCGCTGCATACGCATCATCAGGAAGTACGTCCCCAGCCGCAGCCGGCGAGCGGACGCGCTCTCGTCCTGAACCATGTTCCGCAGCTCGTTCAGCTCGCGGAACTGCGTTCGCGACCGCTCGGCCATGAACGAGGACTTCTCGTTGACAGCCTTGAACGTGGCAATCGGGCTTCCGACCGTCAACGCCACGCCGCGCGCGATGTGCTTCGCGCCGACGCGGACGATGCTCTGGCTGAAGCCCGTCACCTGAAGCGCCGCGCTGACCACGTTGAAACCGAGGCCGGCCGCGCTCACGCTTCTGCGAAGGACGGACGCCGCCTGGTCGGCCGCCCCCTGCGACGCCTGCTCGCCGGCGGCATTGTCCTTGATCCAATCCTTGAGCTGCCGCACGGCCTCGACGCCGTAGGTTTCACGAACCGTTGAACTGAACTTCTCGTCCCGCATCAGGCGGTTCGCCTGAATCAGCCACTCATGCCACGACAGATCGTGGATGACATCGTTGACACCCCCGTAGACGCCCGACATGGTGTACAGGAGCGGTCGGCCGCGCACCTGCCGCGCTCGGGCCTTCGTGAACGAGCGGCGCGTCGTGGCGGCCGTATAGGCGCTCCGGAGCTGTGCCTTCGCGGCCTCGGCCTCCTCGGCGGTTTCGGCGCGCTCGGTTGCGACCGGGTCGTACTTGATGGGGTAATAACCACCGGACAGGCGCACTTCCTTGCCGTCGGCGGTGCGGACGGTGAACGGCGTCGGCGTGACCCAGTTCGGCTCCTTGCCGTACAGGCGTCGCTCCTTCGCCGCGATGAGCGGACGGTACGTCTCAAGGAAGTCCCACACCTGCTGCACCGCGTTCCACTCGGCCTCGGTCAGGCTCTCAAGGACGGGCGTCAGTTGCTCGAGCGTCCAGCCCTCGCCGTCGAGCAGGCGCTGGCGGTTGCCGTCGTTGCCCATGTTCAGGGCGATGACGAGCCGCGCCTCCCGGTTCAACGACTGCCCGATGGTCGGGAAGTACACGCCCTTGCCGCCCATCTTGCCGAGCTTGAACACCGGGGCGAGGATCTCCGTCAGGCGCTTGGTCGCCTCGGCGCGCATGCGCGTCT